CCGCCTCTCCCAGCTGCTGGGCGATGGCGGGAATCAATGCGGCGATGCCTGTGATGATGGAGGTCAAGCCCGCCACAATAATGGTCACGCCTGCGCCGAGGGAGGTGGCCAGGCCCGTGATGCCGACCGCGATAGCGGTCAATCCGGTCCCCACCAGGAGCAGCCCCGCCCCAAGGCCGGCAATGCCGATGCCAATCAAAGCAAACGCGCCGCCCAGCCCGAGAATGGTGGGGAGCAGCGGCGTAAGAAGCGCGCCGGCCGTCCCAATCACCGTAAAGGCTCCGGCAACGCTAATCAGCCCCTTGGCGATGGCCTCCCAGCTCATGCTTCCCAGGGTAAAGAGCACCGGGGTCAAAACCGCCAAAGCGCTTGCGGCTACCAGCATAGCGGCGGAACCGGCCAGTGTCCCGTTCATAAAGTTCAAACCGACTGCCAGCTCGGCCAGGGCGCCGCCCATGGCAACCAGGCTTTTCGCAACGGCCTCCCAGCTCATGCCCCCCATTTTTCCGAGGGCCTCCGCCAAGACATTCAGCGCCGCTCCAACTGTGACAAGCCCCGCGCCCGTGGCAATCAAGTTCTTCGGCATGGCTTTCATGGCGACCGCCACTTCCGCCAAGGCCCCGCCCATGGCCAGCAAGCCCTTCCCGATCTCCGCCAAAGACATGCCGCCGAAGTCCGCCATTGCGGAAGCAAATATCTTCATGGCCGCGCCGATCTCAATCATGGCAAGGCCGGTGGAGATAAGCCCCTGTGCATTTCCAGTCAGTTTTGTGAATGCGGTAATCTCCAAAAGGACAGCTCCAACAGAGCTTAGCCCCTTCACCAGCTCGCCCGCGTTCATCTGCCCGAAATCCTTGCAGGCGGAGGCAAAGACCTTCATGGCGCTGGCCAGAACCAGAATCCCAGCCGCAGTAGCCATGAAACCCTTGTTGACCTTAACCGTGTTCGTGAACAGAGAAACCTCCGCCATCAGAACGCCGACTCCGGCCAAGCCCTTTACCAACCCGGCAAAGTCCAGCTGAGCCAGGTCGATGCAGGCGGAGGCAAGCATTTTGATTGCGCCGGCGAACACCACCATCTGGGCGGACCCCTTGATGACGGAGCTGGAACCGCTCCCCAAAACTTTGGCCGCGGCCACCAGCGCGGTCATCAGCCCGGCGATCCCGGCAAGGGCCACGACCATCTGCTCCGGCTCGATATCGGAAATTTTCTTCAGGGCGGAGGCCAGCAGAAGAACTGAGGTGGAAACGCCAATCATGGCCGCAGTACCTTTAACGACACCCTTGACTTCTCCACTGATACGACTAAAGATGGCCATGGAAGCCATCAATTCCGCAAACAGTACGGTAATGGCACCCAGAGAAGCGGTCAGCTTGCCGCTGTCAATCAGGGAAATGGTTACGATCGCGGCCGCCAGCACGGCAATAGCGGAGGCAATTTTCAGAAGGGTTCCGGCCTTCAACTGGGTCTGATAGGCTTCAAAGCAGCCCCGCACCCCGTCCAAAATGCCCTTTACATTGTCAAGGAGGCTGCCGACATCGTCGAAAGACTTCGTCAGGCTGTTCATGAACTTGGTGATGCCTACCGCGATTCCGCCCAGAGAAATGCCGTTGAGTAAATCAATCACTCCGCTGAAATCAGCGTTGCCAATGGCGTCTATCAGCGTGGCGGACAAGCCGCCGAGTACGCCGATGATTCCGCTGGCAATGGCTTTCACGCCGTTGAACAGGCTCTGAAGCATTTGCAGGAATTTGCTGTTTCCAACGGCGGAATCCATGGTGTTTACCGCATCGTCCACCCCAAATCCCAGGCCGCCGACCGCGTCGATCACCTGGCCGATTCGGGTCTGGATGCGGCCGAGAAGCGCCTGGAACGCCTCAAAGCCGGGGATGGCAAAGACGTCGTCGAGAAACCCGATAAAGGTTTGGATTCCTGATACAACGAAATCCAGAGCATCCGCGATGCCCTGGGCCACTTTACTGAAGACTTCACCTTTCTTTGCCGCGTCGTTGATGCCGGTCAGAAAATCGCCAATCGTAGCGGTTACAGTAAGGAATCTATCTACGAAAAAGCCCATTCCACTTCGTAAAGGGGCAAATGCGTCAAAAACCGCAGCTACCCCTTGGCGAACCAGATCAAGAATGGAAAAGAGCCCCTTGAAAGTCCGCTGCAATTTATCCGCTGTTTCATCCGAAATCGTCAACCGCTCGGAAAAGCTCCGCAGCGTCTCCGTCAGCGCGTAGAGCTGGTCGGAGGTGGCGGGCGGAAAAATATCGCGAAACGCGTCCTTGATCGGGGCGATAACGCTCACCAATCCCTTGGCCGCGTTCCAGACCGACTGGATCAGGTTCTCCCGGCCGGAGGGGCGCAGAATCTTCTCCGTAAACTCATCCATGGAGACGGAGCCATCCCGAAGACTGTCGGCCAGCGTTTCGATCTGCTCCACCATCTCCGAGGTGTATCCGGCGGCCTTGCGCTCCTCCTGGGACATGCCGGACATCTTTCCCTGGAGATGATAGACAGCCTCGGACAAGGTTTCAGAGGAGATTACTCCATCCTTCAACCCCTGCTTCAGCGCGTCAGTAAAGCTGTCCGAATCCGCTACCATCTGGTCAAAGGCGTCGCCGCTCTCTCGGGCCACCTCCTGGATGGATTCAATGAACCCGCCCTCATCGGCGATGCCCTGGTCCAGCAGCTGCTTCCAGCCGGAGCTGAGACCGCCGCTGAGTAATTCGTTTCTCGCCTGGGAGGTCTCGCTGATCACGCCGCCAATGGCGTCGGACACCTCGGTCAGCACTTCCTTGGCTTCCTCAAAGTCGCCAACCAGGATTTCCCATGTGGTGGTCCAGCCGGACTGAGCGCTCTCCTTCAGGGTGTCCCAGAGCTGGGTAAAGGTCTTGACCTTGGTGGCGGCGTCCTCCGCCGTCTTCGCCATTTGGGCGATGTCCCGGGCCTGGGCCTCCGAGAATCCCTGCTGGATCAGGTCGGCCTCGCTGTACGCGCCGGCAAACTGCTTCAGGGTCTCGGTAAGCACCTCTGTGGTGAGCCACTCGCCTCTGGTGAGGGACTCCCGGAAGGAGCCGTACATATTGATGGCGTTCTGCGCGCCGGTGCCCAGCAGCTCGGAGGTGCGCACCAGGGCGTCCTGGAACACCTTGCCGCCCATACCGGCGTTGACCACAGAGTTCCAGTCCATCAGGGAGACCTTGCCTGCGGCCAGGGCCTGGGAGAGCTGGTACATGGCTGTGGATGCCTGCTGGGAGGTGGAGCCCGAAATGGCCGCCAGGTTAGCGATACCCTTGATGGAGTCCACCGAGGTCCGCAGGTTGACGCCGGCCGCGGTGAACGTGCCGATGTTCCGGGTCATCTCGGTAAAGTTGTAGATGGTCTTATCCGCGTAGGTATTCAGCTCATCCAGGGCCCGGTTCACCTGCTGGAGGTTGGTCCCCTCGTGCTGGGTGTTGGCCAGGATGGTCTGCACCGCCCCGATCTGGGTCTCATACTCCTGAAAACCCGTTTTAATGGGGTCGATTGTCAGGGCGGACACGAGCCGCTTTCCCGTGTTCACCGCCGAATTGGTGATGTTGGAAAGAGTCGTCATGGCGACGACCTGGAACGCCGAAAATTTGGCCTGGACCGTCTCCACAGACTTGCCGAGGACGGACATGTCGCACCGCTTCGCCGCGTCCCCAAGCCCGTCAAGGCTCTTGGCGGCGTTGTCCAGGTCCAGTCCCCGCTTGAGTTTGTCCAGCGTAGACAGGCTGGTCTGCACGTTCTGCTCGAACTGCCGGTTATCAAACCGCATTTCAACGATTCTCTCGTCGATCGTCCTGCTCATAACCGAGTCACCTCCTTCCAGGCGTATTCTGCTATCTGGTCAAAAATAGGCTGGATCGCAGGGTTGATGTAATCTCTTCCCTGTACCCAGCCTCCGGTCCCCGTGCCATGCCCGTATTGGAGAAGGATGGCGATGGGGACTCCATTTTGAATGTTGGAATTGTGAAACGAGATGGTGATGGTGTTGTTCTTGTTGGTAATCTCGTAATACCAGGAGGCGGCCGTTTCTCCGGAGTCAACCGGGGTTGCGGACGAGAGGGCCGCCACCCCCGCCCGGCCATACTTGTTCAGATCGCCGAGACGGACGGCCTCCTTTGCCCGTTCCATAAACCGGGTCAGCTTCGAGAAATCCCCCGTATGTCTGAAATGGATCACGTTCGGCCACCTCCTTCAAGATCAGCTTTTCTGTTTCCAGCCCTCGATGGCTTCCTTGAATTTATCGAAGCCGAACATGGCCGCATAGGCGGACATCAGCCCCACCACGATGGCGGCCGCCACCATGTACCAGGCGATGTCGATGCCCTTTACCGAGGCATAGGCCCCTCCCAGGGCCAGCGTCAGCGCCTCTGATACGAACAGCGCAACCAAGTTTGTGGGAATTTTGTCCCAGGTGATGCTCTTGACCACCTGCACGATGATGTTGGTCAGGATGGTGATTCCGCCAACAAGCATCAGCAGCGAGGAAATGATTTCCGCAGTCATCGATACTCCTCCTTAAATTGCCGGGCTCTCCACGGAGCCTACCGGCGTCTGTGAAACATTGGTGTTGAAATTGGCGGCCTTTGCCGTTTCAAAGGTGATGCCGCCCTCCCGGTGGTCGGATTTGCACAGGTTCAGATAAAAGCTGCACACCATGCCATGGGCGCCCCAGGGGAGCCCCACCATAGCGCCGATCCACGGAAGCGCGCCGGTGTATCCCTTGTAGACACAGTAAAAGGCCAGTAAAAAACCGCCGACAGTCACGACCCACAGCAGGGGACGAATGTCGGCGATCATCCATTTTGAAAACTGCGACAGGTCCGGCTTTCTTCCAGCTTTGCCTCCGGTTCGGCTTGTACGATTTCTCATCACGCAAGCCCCACCATCTTCGCAAGCCGGTAGAAGAGCTGGGCGGCCTGTTCACGGGTCAGCCCGGACGGCCACATCATGTTCGGCTTTCCGTCCACTGCGGTTCCGTTTCCGGCAAACAGCCCGACGCTTATACACCAGTCCCGCGCTTCCTGGGACCAGTCGCCGCAGTTGTTGTTCTGAAGACCTTTGAGATAATCCGTCATGGCGGCGGAGAACATCTCATTGAATTTTGTCTGGTCCATATCCTCGTCCTCCTCAGACAGTTTTGCATTTACCTCATCGGCGATCTGCCCGTGGCGGCTGTAAAGCCAGTCCCCTGGGCACGCCTTTGCCGCAAACCAGCGGTGGACGGTCATGTTCTGCTTATCCACCTGCCCGATCAGCGACTTGTCGCCCTTCCAGAGCAGCCGTTTGATCCCGTTTCTCCGGCAGATGTCCACCAGGAGGGCGATCAGGGACCGATAAGCCGCGTCAGATACCGGCCATCCCTGGTTGGCTCCCCCATTGTTCGCCACCTCGATGGTAATGGCCCGGTTGTCGTTGGAGCTGGAGGAGGTGCACCAGGAGCGATTGCATTCCTCCACATAGAGTCCGATCCGGCCGTCGCTCCCGATCCCGTAATTGCTGCTGGCCTTCCGGCTTGGGCTGGCGAACAGGTTTCCGCAGCTCTCCACCGTCAAATCACCGGCCATACAGTGGATGGAGATGGTATCGATGGCGTGCTTGCGCCTACCGGAATGGTTAGGGGACAGCTTTGTGTAGGAGACCAATGAACTGTTGCTCATGGCGGCCGCCTCCTTTCCTGCAAATTGGTCGTAATACTT